TACTGCATTTAATTTTAATATGCGCTTTCATCAACAAGAAGTGAACCAACAAATCAACCAAGAATTTGTAGAACCTAAGATGGAGAAAAAATGATTGATGAGGATTTGCAAGCAATAACGGATGACTTCAATGACTTTCTGATGAAGGTTGTCCGCAATTATGAGGTGTCATATCCCGCATTGTGTGGAATCATTATGGCTCAGATGGTTTGTCTTGCACAAGAATCTGGCCACAGCAAAACTGTCCTTGGTTTGTTGCCACACATTGAAAGAAAATTGAAGTCTGAAGGACTACATTAATGGCTCCTGAGGGTGTCGCAAAAAAACAACGCAACCACTTGACATATATACCGGTTTCTGTTATAATACTATTATGAAAATCGCAATCTGCTCAGACTTACACCTAGAATTTGGTACAATTTCACTAGAGAATACCGAGAACGCTGATGTTCTTATTCTCTCTGGTGATATTTGTGTGGCCAAAGATTTGATGAACAAGGACAATAATGACATTCTCGACCGCTTTGGCCGTTCTGAAGCATGGCACACATTCTTTCAAGAATGCTCTGACAGATTTCCGCATGTCCTTTATGTTATGGGGAACCATGAACACTATCACGGTGATTTCCTTAACACTATTGGAGATTTGCGTAGTCGCCTTAATTATCTCCGCAATCTTCATATCTTAGACAAAGAACAAATTGCTATTAAAGATACTATCTTTATTGGTGGTACTTTGTGGACTGATATGAACAATGAGGATCCAATTACTCTGATGCACATGAAGGGTATGATGAATGACTTCCGTTGTGTGGACAACAGCAACCACATGGTAAATTTTAAATCATACGAACAGATCCATGGGGTAGACAATAGGGAAAAGCCCATTTTCAAACAACGTGCGGCTCGTTTCACACCAGAAGATGCTGTTGAAGACCATAAGCAAATGTTGTCTTACATTCGTATGATGGTTGAAGGTAAATGGGATCAAAAGTTTGTTGTTGTGGGTCACCATGCACCAAGCAAAATGTCAACACATCCCAGATATCAAAAAGAAGAAATTATGAACGGTGGTTATAGTACCGAGTTGTCGGAATTCATCATGGATCATCCACAAATCAAATTGTGGACTCATGGTCATACACATGAAGATTTCGATTACATGATTGGTTCTACACGAATCGTTTGTAATCCCCGTGGTTATGACGGCCATGAAAACCGTGCTGATAGATTTGAACTTAAATTTGTGGAGATTTGAAATGGAAAAGAAATTGTATTTGGTTGAAACTGTATCTATGTTTCGTATGCGTTATGTGATTGAGGCTCGTGAAGAATCTCATGCAAAAGATGAATTTGTCATGGAAATTGGCAAAGAATCATTCAAAGAATTCTCACAAGTACATATGGATGAAGTGATTGTTTCTACCCGTAAATTGTCCGCAAAAGATTATTTGGAATTATTTGATGCCGACAATGATTATTGCAAGTCTTGGGATATTGCCAAGAAAATGGAATCAATCAACTCTGTTGAATATCAAGATGAAAGTTTTGGTTTTAAATGAAAAAGATTCTTGTAACAGGATGTTCTGGTTACATTGGTCAGCACCTATGTAAAGTATTGGAAAAAGAATATGTTGTTGGTATGGACCGCATATTCGTACCTGTCATGGCAGAGAAATTTGTCATGCAGGACATTACATCCGGTTTTGACCATTATGACCATTATGATACAGTCATTCATTTGGCTGCATTGGTCAATGTTGGTCAATCTATGATTGCACCAATGGAATACTATAAAACCAATGTTACAGGTACTTTAAAGGTACTGGAAAACATTAGCTTTGATAATTTCATTTTTGCATCTACTGGTGCCGCAGAAAATCCTTGCAGCCCATATGCTTTGTCAAAAGCAAATGTTGAAGCACTCATTCGCCAATATTGTATAATGAACAACAAGGATTATACCATCTTCCGTTTTTACAATGTAACGGGTAGTGCTGGTTATGGTCCAACAAACTGGGATGGTTTGTTTTACAATTTAATGAAAGCAAGGGAAACAGGTGAGTTCAATCTTTACGGGAATGATTATGATACAATTGATGGTACCGCCGAGCGTGATTATGTTCATGTACTTGAAGTGTGTAATGCTATCAAAATGGCAGTCCAAAGACCATCCAATCTATTGGTGGAGAACCTAGGCACTGGCACAGGCCACACTGTACAACAAATCGTTGACAAATTCAAACAGGTAAACGGTTGTGACTTTAAGGTAAACCATTTGCCACGTAGGTATGGTGATATGGCCAAATCGGTACTCAAAAATGTCTCGCCATACATGCAAAAATCCTTTACAATAGAAGAAATGTTAAAAGTTCCAAAATGAAGATTTACACATCAAACTACCGCAACCACTGGATTAGCCCATACACCGTTTTGGACCATATGTTCTTTTGGACTGACTGGTCTAAATGCAGCCGTGATAAAACCATAGTTATTCGTTCACTTGAAGAAGAACGCAATTACAAATATGTTGACCATCCAGAATGGGTTGAAAAGTGGGCTGACCGTTTGGTGCCCATCAGCCGTGCAATTCAACGTGTATTGGATTTTGTGCATCCTCAAATCAATTATGTGAAGATTGATAAGTGGGACACTTGGAATATGGATCATACCTTATCCAATATCATTCTGCCAATGTTGAAGCAGTTGAAAGCAACTCAACACGGCAGTCCGTTTGTTGATGATGATGATGTTCCTACTGAATTGAAATCTTGGGCTTGCTGGCCTAAAGAAAATGAATGGGACACCGATCTCAATCACCACAAGCGTTGGGTATATGTTCTTGATGAAATCATTTTTGCATTTGAACACAAGGTAGATGATTCTTGGCAAGATGCATACCGTTCAGGTGAAATTGATATACTGTGGGTGCCCGTGGATGCCAAAGGTAACGAAGTGCCTAAAGGTGAACACAAATACTATCAAATGGGCCATGGTCCAAAAGACACTTATGTGTGTGACTATGATGGTATCAAGAAAGTTGAAGAAAGAATGGCCAACGGATTCCGTTTGTTTGGCAAATACTATCAAGGATTGTGGGATTAATTATGAGTAATTTACTATCTTATGCAGAATCGGAATTAGACCGTATTGGTTTAACCCACGAAGATGAATACAACGGAATGATGCGTGAACACATTCTAAAAATGGTCAAGGTGTTTGCTGAAGAAAGTCATTCTGGATTTTCGGGCAGTTATGCACTAGGCCTTCTGACTAAATTGTTGGACTTTAAACCATTAACACCATTAACAGGTGAAGATAGTGAGTGGAATGATATAAGTGATTATGGTGATTCACCTCGTTACCAAAACAAAAGATGTTCATCAGTTTTCAAAAATCCAGATGGTGAATGTTATGACATTAATGGCAAAGTATTCTGGGAATGGTACCGTGATGAAAATGGCAAGGCACACAAATCATACTATTCCAACTATGGTTGTAGATTGCCTGTGGTTTTCCCCTACATGCCACCAGACAGTCCAATCTATGAGTACCGTCAATCGGATGCAGAACCTAGAACACCTCCGCAGACGGAAGAAGGCTTCATTGAGTGATGTGGAGACTGTGGGCAAAAGCCTTGGGTGAGAAGGCAGGATCCACCGACCGTGAGGCAAACATTATCGCTTGCCTTAGAACTCTAATTGTGTTATCATACATCACCACAAACATTTTCATTGTGGCAAGCGTTATAAGGCATTGGTAATATGTTATCAGTTATACATTATGTTTCGGCAATTCGCCGTTTAGAAGAAATTGAAAAGACCATTCTAATGATGGGTGGTTCAAGAAATCACGATGAAGATGTACCAGTTACATTAGTTGCTCAACGTGATATGGTAAAAAGAGAGATTGAATACTACAAAGAGAGGTGTGAAGCACTTACTCTTTATACATTCCTTACTTTATTTTTTGGTTCTATTGCTTGTTTTGCTGTTTGGAAAATTTATGCGTAAAATTTGGGAATTTATTAAAGAATGGGGTTTCACTTCATTGGTTATTGCTGCTTTGCTTTGCGTCATATATATGAGTGCAACATCAAAAAGTAAACCACCTGAGCCATTGAAAGAGTTTAAAGATGGTATACAAAACCATCTTGTCTGGTCAATCAAAGGTGAATGTTTTTTTGTAAGGCCAGATACCGATGTTACCGTGTATTTGATTCGTGTCGTTGATTGTGATAAAAAATAAGGAGTTAGTATGAGTTTATTTGTTGAAGTTAATTCTATTGAAAAAGGTTGTCCGGTCATTATTAATTTGGACCACATTATTGAAATTGCACCATTGGCCGCAGGCGGTTGTGCATTGTTTACCTTAGATGGTGCAGGTATGAATTCTAAAAATGCTATGAAAGTTTCTAATAGTTACAATGAATTCAAACAGTTTGCTATGCAGACAGTATCTGCTGAGGATATTGAAAGACGATTCCCAACCAAAGCAAGCAAAAAAGATAAATCAATTGAATTGGAAATTCCTAAACTATGAAGTTTACATTCAAAGCAGAACATGAAACTCCACAGTATACTATTATGAATACTGCTCGTGGTTCAAAACTGACTATGGAATTTGAAGCCGAAAGCCTTGAAGCAATACTTTCCGAATTTCAGGATTTTTTGCATGGCCTTGGTTTTTATATTGATGGCCAACTTGAAATTGTTAATGATACTGATGCTAACACAATAGAGTTGGTTCGAAAAACATTTCAAGATGATTCAAATGATGATGATGGTCGTTGTTAATGTTAGAGTTGTTTAGACCAACCTTTGAATGGATTAGAGATGATTTTAAGTCTAACCGAATTCGGTTTGCTATTGAGTTGCTTGCTTGGGCTATCAGCATCGGTTGCGCTGTTATTATGGCACTCACAGTCCCAAACCCTCCGCTTCTCGCTCTCTATCCTGTTTGGATTGCTGGTTGTGCCTTGTATGCTTGGGCTGCTTGGTCTAGGAAATCTTTTGGCATGTTGGCTAACTACATCTTGCTCACATCTATTGATACCTTTGGCCTTATAAGAATGTTAACATGAATATTTTTTATCTCGACAATGATCCAAAAGTTTGTGCAGAAATGCACAATGATAAACATTGCATTAAAATGATCCTTGAATATGCTCAATTACTTTCTACTGCTCATCGTGTTCTTGATGGCACTTTGTCTATTGGCCTCTCTGAAACTGGTCGAAAACAAACTAGATATGTTCTTCCTGACAACCGTGAGTCTAAGCTCTATGTTGCTACACATATCAATCATCCTTCAGCAATTTGGTGTAGACAGTCTTACGCAAATTATGTTTGGTTGTCTAAACTGTTGACAGAATTGTGCCGTGAGTACACTTATCGTTATGGTAAAGTTCACAAAGTTGAATTATCCGGTCTTGAAGAAGAATTGATGTATCCACCAATGAACATATCACTAGCTACAGTTCCATTTACTGAACCAACACCTGCTATGCCTGATGATGTAAAAGTGGCAGGTGATTCTATTGCATCTTACAAGAATTACTATATAAATAATAAACAGCACCTAGCCTCATGGCAAGGTAAGATTAACTCACGACCTGTTCCAAACTGGTTTCAAACTACATGATTTATACATTTCTGAATAAAAACACAAATGAGATTGAAGAACATACAATGCGCCTTGCAGAGTATGATGAGTTTAAACTAAACAACACCCACCTAGAACGATACTTTGGTCCCGAAAGCCTGCCTGGCTTTGGGGATGGTATGCGTATGGACACACCAGGAATTGGTAAGGCCGACTCCGCATTTGAGAAGTATATCATCAATCGTATGAAGGAAACCATTCCAGGAAATACAATGGGTGGTCATAAAACCAAGATGCAAAGGGAATGGTAATGCCTCAAATCCCCGCTCTATTTCTACCTAAAAAGAAAACTGAGGAAAATTCTCAGTCAAAAAATTTGAATAAAACTCGGAAGAAAAAAGAATCCGATAACTCCAAAAAAGTTTCAGCACTAGTCCAAGGGAGAAATGATGGTTACAAAAAAAACGACAGCCAGATATGCAGCGGAGCAATTGCAGGATGATGAAAATAAAACTAGGCATCAGCCAGTAACAACCAATTCGTTGAAAATTAAACCGGATCATTTAAAAACATTTGAACCACTAACAGAGAATCAAAGACTATTCTTTGAAATGTATAAAGGCGGTGCCTACTTCATGGGACTATTCGGTAGTCCTGGGGTAGGCAAAACTTTTTTGGCACTATATAAAGCACTAGAAGAAGTATTGGATAAATCCAATTCTTTCAAACAAGTGGTGGTAGTACGATCACTTGTTCAATTGCGTGATGTTGGTTTTTTACCAGGTGACTTGAACGAAAAACAAGAAATCTATGAATTGCCATACAAAGAAATTTCTGCCACATTGTTTGGTAGAAACGATGCGTGGGATAGATTAAAAGAACAAGGGCATGTTCGATTTATATCTACTACTGCCATTCGTGGTATTTCTATTGATGATGCTATTATTCTAGTTGATGAAAATCAAAATTTGAATTGGTCGGAAGTTAACACAATTATTACTAGGGTTGGCCATAGGTCTAAGATTATATTTTCTGGTGACTTCAAACAAACTGACCTAATTAAGAGTAATAAAGACCAAACAGCTTTTCATAGTTTCTTAGAAGTGGCTCGGAAGATGCCATCTTTCCAGGAGATTTATTTTACACCAGATGATATTGTCCGTAGTAGCTTAGTGAAACAATGGATTGTAGCATGTGAACAACTAGGTTATTGATATGTTTAATTATTGCCCACCAAAAGAGATTCCAAAAATTGAATCTCAAACTTTTTCTGACGGGAAAAGATATTATGTCACACCAGAAGGTAAGAAATTACCATCGGTGACCACGGTGGTGGGTGCTCAAAAGAAACAGGCCATCATGGAGTGGCGCCGCAGAGTTGGTGAAGAAGTTGCTAACAAAATCTCCAAACACGCTACATCCCGTGGTACAAATATGCATACTTTGTGTGAACATTATTTGAATAATGAGCCAAAGCCACCAGGTGTTGTGATGCCTGATGCCAAGGAAATGTTCATATCAATCAAACCATACCTAAACAAGATAAATAACATACACTATCAAGAGGTTGGTCTATGGTCATCACAACTTGGTTTGGCTGGTCGTGTAGACTGTATTGGTGAATATGAAGGTAGGTTAACAGTCATTGATTTCAAGACTTCAAGTAAGGCCAAAGGCAGAGAATCAATCTTGGATTACTTTTGGCAATGTACTGCATATGCACTGATGTATGAGGAATTAATCGGTCAACCTATTGATGATGTGGTAATTATCATGGCGGTGAAAGATTCGGCACCACTGATTTTCAAAGAAAAAACACAGGATCACATTGAAGGACTTGTAAAAGCTATTGATTATTACCACAAAAACAGCTGATAGAATAAATAATAAAAACAAGGAAAGTAAATGACGGCACCAACAGGACAAATATCACTATTAGACATTCAAACTGAATTTGGTGGTTCATCACCAATCAGTTTAAGTGAGTATTATGCTCTTGCTGGATATGTGCCAGGAGGACAAAATGTACCAGCCAGTGGCGTAATTTCATTTAATGATTTGCGTGGAAAAACCAAAGTTGTTGATCTAACAGCGGCTGCATCAACAACATTATATAATGTAAATGTGCGGGATGCTTTAATTGCAGCTGGTTGGGATAAAAATGCTCCCGCAATCTATAGAATTCCATCAACAACAAAAATATTTTCGAAACGTACAGATACAGCTGCACTTTTAGTATTTGATGGTTTTCCTGGTGGATTAACAATAGTTAACAATGGTAAAATTCTTGGTAAAGGTGGCCAGGGTGGATACAATTATGGTGGTTTTAGTGCTGGTGGTGGACCAGGTGAAGCTGGCGGAGCTGCAATTGATGTTAGAACACCTTGTACTATCAATAATTTAGGAACAATTGGTGGTGGAGGTGGCGGCGGTGGTGCAGCGGGAAGTCCTTCGAACCAAGCATCATATTGGGTACAATCTGCCGGCGGAGGTGGTGGTGCCGGCGGTGATAATGGTGCTGCTGGTACATCAGGTCACTGGGCGTTACCAACAGCCGGCAATGAAGTCACCGGCGGTAATGGCGGTGTGGGTTACGCTAGTGTGGTGGGTGGCAAAGGTGGAAATTTAGGAGAAAATGGCGCAGCTGGCGGCACCGGTACGAATGGCGGCGC